TTCGAGCCGCAAATATTTTTGATATAGTTGTAGACGGCAATAGCACAAACTATTGGACGGGCGGGTTTAACATAAACAATGCGCGTAACTCTATTTTCGCTGACTGCTATGTGCATGGGCCAACTGATAACCTAACCAAAACGCAGTACGGGTTTTTGATTGCTGGCCAAGCTACAGACGTAAAAATTGATAACTGTCAGGCTGTCTCTGTAGGCACAGGCGTTCAGATTTTAGAAAATGGCGAAGGTACAATGATCAGCAATTTTGTTGCTGTCGATGTAAATGTTGGCGTTAGTAAATTGCATTCAACTGGCAATGCTGAACCTTGGCTTGCAATGTCAAATTGGCATATTAACTGCCGCCAAACAGGTATCTATCTTAAAGATGTTCTGCAAACCACCATTACAAACGGGCTGTTGTACGCTCAAAATGCTACTGGTGCGTGGATCGGCGTTCATGTTGATACCCCAGCCGTTGTAAACCAAGACGTTATGGTTGATGCGCTTATTGACGGGCAACTTGCTGGCGGGGGTGTTACATCAACCACAGGGCTTAAAATCAATTCGGGTAACGGCGTTAGCGCACGTTTGAAATTGCGTTCCCTTGATGTCGGCGCAGACATTGCGGCAGGCGTTACCAACTCTGTTATTTCACTTGAGCCTAATGCGGTTACAAACATCGTAACAGGCGCTGGCGTTTATGCGGCTACTAATCGCATATTCACTAATCTCCCCGCGCTAGGGTACGGCATCCCTAATAGGGGTGGCCCATTCAACGGCGACAATTCCGCCACGGTAAATAAATCCGCAGAGTTGTATTGTTTTGGCGAAGATACAACCGGATTAGTAAAAGCTGCTGGAGGACATCGCGCAGTTTCTCAAGATGCAAACTGGGTAAATACGCAAATTGAATTGTTTGCGCGACGCGGCGATGCCATTGTAGAAGCGTTAATTCTTTACGGGAATGGGACTCCAGAAGGTGCTGTTACAGCACCACGGGGTGCATTGTTCACTCGCAGCGATGGCGGCGCTGGGACAACCTTGTACATCAAGGAAAGCGGAACAGGTAACACAGGATGGGTAGCAAAATGAACAACTTTGAACTTCTTCTAATGTGCTATAAATCTGGACAAGTCAGCGAACATCAATGGACTGAGCATTTGAAAGATGTTGACTTTGCTGAGTGGATGAAAAATCACCCACGTTAACTAAGATTGCCAGACTGCATCAAATGATGTAGTCTAGCCACCAACCGTACTGATGCGGCTCATCAGGAACTCTTTAAGGGTTAAACATGGACGATAATGTCTTTACCGAAGCGGATGCCTCCGCGCCAGAACTCGAAGCCACGGCAGCAATCGAGCCTGTAGAAAACACGACGCCGGAAGAGCAGTCTGCTGATCAGGAAGCACCTAAGACTTTTTCACAAGAAGACTTAGACGCCATCGTAGGTAAACGACTCGCAAGAGAGCAGCGTAAATGGGAACGCGAACAGGCTCAAAGGGCAGAGGAAGTGCAGGCACGGCAGCAGCCGATCCACGACATAACCCCTGAACAATTTGAGACTTACGAGGATTACGCAGAGGTTTTGGCTGAGCGTAAAGCCGAAGAAATGCTGGTACGCCGTGAAAGGGATAACCAGCAACGTGCAATGCTAGAGTCTTATCACGAACGTGAAGAGGCAGCGCGGGACAAGTATGATGACTTTGAACAAGTCGCATACAACCCCAACCTTCCGATCACCGACGCGATGGCAATGGCAATACAAGCATCCGACGTTGGCCCCGACGTGATTTATCACTTAGGTATCAACACAAAAGATGCCCAGCGTATTTCGCGTTTAGACCCCATTTTGCAAGCTAGGGAAATTGGAATGATTGAGGCGCGGCTTTCAGCCGAACCTACATTCAAAAAAACATCCAACGCCCCGGCACCGATTGCACCTGTCAATGCCCGCACCGCTGGTGCGCCAACATTTGATACGACAGACCCACGGTCAGTAAAGTCCATGAGTACGTCAGATTGGATTGAGGCAGAACGGCTACGGCAGATCAAGAAGTACGAGGCACAACGCAACCGATAAATTAGGATTATTTCCATGAGTAACTCGATTTTAACCATCGACATGATCACGCGTAAGGCGCTTGAGATTCTCGAAAACAACTTGGTTCTTACACGTAACGTAAACCGTCAGTACGATGACAGCTTTGCTGTTGAAGGTGCTAAAATTGGTTCAACCCTGCGTATCCGTCTTCCAGACCGCGCACTTGTAACTGATGGCGCAGCCCTTCAGGTGCAAGATGACAACGAGCAGTTCACAACTCTGACCGTTGCCAACCAGAAGCACATCGGCGTTAACTTCACGACTGCTGAATTGACCATGCAGCTTGATGATTTCGCAGAGCGCGTTCTGAAGCCACGTATCTCGCAGCTTGCTTCCAGCATCGACGCTGACGTTGCGAATGCGTATGCAACCATCGGTAACACTGTTGGCACGCCCGGCACTACGCCATCGACTTCGGCTGTTCTTCTTGCTGCACAGCAGAAGCTGAACGAAAACGCTGCCGTAATGTCGCCACGTTATGCCACTGTCAACCCAGCCGCAAACGCTGGTTTGGTCGAAGGCATGAAGGGTCTTTTCAACCCAACCGACACTGTCAGCAAGCAGTTCAAGAACGGCATGATGGGTACCGGCGTACTTGGTTTTGAAGAAATCAATATGTCGCAGTCCATCAAGCAGTTCACCACTGGTTCGCGTACTGCAACTGGCGGCACGACTTCGGCTGCTGTTACGTCGGAAGGCGCAACCACCATTGCCATCACTGGCGCTGGCGCATCGGCTACCGTTAAGGCTGGCGACGTGTTCACTGTAGCTGACTGCTTTGCTGTCAACCCACAGACCCGTGAAAGCACTGGTTCGTTGTTCCAGTTCGTTGCTCTTGCTGATGTCACGCTCAGCGGCGCAGGCGCTGGTAACATCACTGTTGCTGCAATCTACTCGGCTGCACACGCACTTGCCACTGTCAACACACTGCCCGGCAACAGCAAGGCAATCGTGTTCGTCGGCGCGGCTTCTACGCAATACGCGCAGAACCTCGTATACCACAAGGACGCTATCACCTTCGCAACCGCCGACCTTCTGCTCCCACAGGGCGTAGATATGGCTTCGCGTCAGGTGCATAACGGCATCTCGCTTCGCGTTGTTCGTCAGTACGACATCAACAACGACCGTATGCCTTGCCGTATCGACGTTCTGTATGGCTACAGCACGATCCGTCCGCAGATGGCCTGCCGTCTCTGGGGTTAACCTAATACCGGCCCCCAGTTCGCTGGGGGCCAAACATTTTAAAGGATTTATAATATGGCTATTCTACCTAATGGCGCCGGCGGTTATCAAGTTGGCGACGGCAACCTCGGCGAAGTCACGCTGGGCGTATCCGCAATCCCTACCGCGTACACCGCCGCCGCTACACTGACCACTGCCGATTTGGCTGGTGGCGCAGTTGTCTACACTTCGTCGTCTACTGCTGACCTTACGCTTCCTGCAGTCACCGTTGTTAACGCTGACATCAGCAGCGCCAAAGTTAACTCATCGTTTGAGTTTTCTTTGATTGCTACCAGCACTGGCGTTCCTACTATCGTAGTAGGCACTGGCTGGACGTTGGTTGGCGTTGGTACAGGCGTTGCATCGCGCAGCGTATTGTTCCGCGCTGTCAAGACCGGCGAAGCTACGTACAACCTGTACCGTATCGCTGGCTAATAGGTTTGCCCCGGCTACGGTCGGGGCATCCTTTTCAGGAGAAAATCAATGGCTAATACAAAATCTATTGGCGTTGCTTTCCTAGACCAAGATATTATTGGCGCACAATATCTCTTGGCTGACGAGCAACTCGGCTACACCGCCGCAGCACAAGGTACAGTCACGCAGGCGACAGATAAGTCAACTGCCGTTACGCTGAACAAGCCTGCTGGCCGTATCACTATGAACAACGCGTCTTTGACTACTGCCACTAACGCTACGTTCACGCTGAACAACAGCTTCATTTCTGCAAATGACACTGTTATTCTTACTATCTCTGGCGGTCAAGCGACCGCTGGATCGTACAACGTGTTTGCAAACGGTTTGGCTGCTGGCTCTGTCAGCATCAGCCTACGCAACATTTCTGGCGGTACGCTGTCAGAAGCAGTAGTGATTAACTTCGCAATCATCCACTGCGTTTAATTAATTTGGGCGGCTTTCGGGCCGTCCATTTTTAAAGGTTTTTTATGGCTGTTATCTATCTTGTTCACGATGTCCACGGGGCAAAAGTCGCTATTTCAGAAGAAGAAGCGATTTATGATGAAGATTTCGGCTGGGAACGCTATAATCCTGACGTGCCTGTAAAGGCGTCAATCAACGAAATGCCGGTAGCCAAAAGCCGCCGCAAAGCGCAGGAAGACTAATCAATGGCAACTGCTGGTGACATAATTAATGGTTCGCTTAGACTGCTAGGTGTTCTAGCAGAAGGTGAAGTCCCATCGGCTGAAACGTCGCAGGACGCACTGCGCGCCATGAACCAGATGATTGATAGCTGGAACACTGAGCGCCTCGCGGTCTACTCGACGCAAGACCAAGTGTTTACATGGCCGTCAGGTCAGCTTTCGCGCACGCTGGGGCCAACAGGCAACTTTGTCGGCAACCGCCCAGTGCTGCTTGATGACAGCACCTATTTCAAAGACCCCGGCACTGGCGTCAGCTACGGCATCAAATTCATCAACCAGCAGCAGTATAACGGTATCGCGGTCAAGACCGTCACATCGACATACCCGCAAGTCATCTTCATCAACATGACGTTCCCCGACATTGAGATGTACATCTATCCGCGTCCGACGCGCAATCTAGAATGGCATTTTATTTCTGTTGAGGAACTAACTCAGCCTGCAACGCTGGCGACAGTACTGCATTTCCCGCCCGGCTATCTGCGTGCGTTCCGTTATAACTTGGCGTGCGAATTAGCACCTGAGTTTGGCGAGGAACCATCGGCACAGGTTCGCCGCATTGCTATGTCGTCGAAGCGTAACATAAAACGTATCAACAACCCAGATGACATCATGTCCATACCGTACAGCCTTATCGCTTCGCGGCAGCGGTTTAACATCTACGCAGGGAACTACTAATGCCGACTGTCACTATTACAGGTCTTCCTTTAGCAACTTCGCCGTTGGCCAGCACAGTTGAGATGCCGGTTGTTCAAGACGGCGTTACGAAACGCGCAGGTGTAGCCACTATTGGCTTTGTGCAATCTGGCACAGGTGCGGTATTGCAGACAATACAAGCCAAACTGCGCGGCACGGTAAACGCTGCCGATTACGACACTCTTGCTAATGCTAAAGTGGGCGCAGGGACAACCAAGGTTATTTTTGGTTCTAGTGGAGATATGCTTTCCCCCGGATATGTCTCTATTTCAAGAGGCGGGTTTTACGAAGGGACTCTTGGCCAGCTTAATGAGCCGGGAGCCAATAACTTTGCTAAAGCAGCACAAAATGGTGTGTCGGTGTTCAGAGGAACTGCTACTACTCCTGACAGTACGCTGTCTTATGCCCGCACTGGCGCTTATGTGGAAGTTCATAACAGTACCGCACTAACTCAAGCGCGATCAGTTTGGGGTAATGAGTATAAAATTAGCGCGATCACAACTGAACATATCGCTGAAGCTGGCTGTGAAGCTGAAGTTAACGGCGCTTCATTCCGCGCGTATTCAACTAATGCACCGATTTCAGCCGATCCGTCTAAAAGAATAATGGTTGGTGTATCCGCCATCGCGCAAACCAACACGGGCGCTGGAACTACGCCGTGGGATGTGTTCGGCGCCAACATCATCGCAGCACAGACTTCTGGAAATGCGCCAACAAACGTCGTTGGAATTGAAGTCGATGTCATTAATTTCTCCTCGTCTGCTGGGCTTCGCCCCGGTCAGGTCGGTGCCAGCAATTATACAGCTTATTGGGCGCAATCTGATGCGGCATCAGGGTCGCAATCAGACACCGCATTTTATGCTTCCAACACGGCAACGTCGGCTGGCTGGCGTCAAATTCTTCAGGCAGAGGGCAAGATAAACAACTGGATGGTCTACCTCACTACATCAGTTAACGAAGTGTCCGCGCGCGGTATTCGCGTCGAAACGAAATGGCAGGCGTCCACTGGACGGTTGTTAGAATTGTGGGTCGACACAAACGAGCAAATGCGGGTAGATGGGGCTGCCGATAACCCTGTGTGGATACGGGTAGGAAGTACTCTCAAGCAAATTACACAGGACGCAGCAGACACTGCCGGGGTAGGGTTCCGCTCCCTAAGAGTGGTAAATTGAACCCGCTTCCGATTGATTTTGATTCTCTTGCGCGCGCTCTTGGTGAGCGCGACTTGGAAATCATCCAGCTTCGTCATCAGATGCGCTTGATGAACGAAAAACTTGCGGAGATTTGTGATGCTCCTCAACCGCCGGGCAACACACAAGAAAGTGTTTGATTAACATGAAAACGCCCATCCTTGGTTCCGCGTATGTCGCTAGAAGCGTCAATGCCGCCAACAACCGCATGGTTAACTTGTTTCCTGAGATCGTTCCTGAAGGCGGCAAGGAGCCAGCGTTTCTTCAGCGCGCGCCGGGGCTGACTGTTCTAGCTACCGTTGGCATTGGTCCTATCCGCGGTATGTGGACGTATGGCGGCTACGGCTATGTTGTCTCAGGCCCGACACTGTATCAGATCGACAGCAGCTGGAACGCAACCGCTAAAGGTAGTGTGGGGGGTTCGGGCCCTGTCAGCATGGCTGACAACGGAACGCAACTATTTATTGCGGCTAATCCGCAAGGCTACATCTATAACGCCAGCACCAACGTATTTCAGCAAATTGGCGACCCAGATTTCCCCGGCGCAGGCACGGTGGGTTACATCGACGGATATTTTACGTTCAATGAACCTAACAGCCAAAAAATCTGGGTTACGCAATTACTTGATGGAACCAGTATTGACCCACTGGAATTTTCCAGCGCTGAAGGCAATCCAGACAATGTTGTTGCGGTCTTTGTGGATCACCGCGAAGTCTGGGTGTTTGGCACAAACTCAACCGAAGTCTGGTATGACGCAGGGCTGCTCGACTTTCCGCTGGCGCGTATCCAAGGTGCGTTTAACGAACTGGGGTGCGCCGCGCCTTACAGCATCGCCAAAATGGACAACCAAGTCTACTGGCTAGGTAGGGACGCGCGCGGTCAAGGGATTGTTTACAAAGCTGCGGGTTACATCGGACAGCGCGTTTCGACGCACGCTATCGAATGGCAGATGCAAGAGTATGCTGACATTTCAGACGCGACAGGCTACACATATCAGCAGGATGGCCATAGCTTTTACGTTTTAAACTTCCCCAGCGCCGACACAACATGGGTGTATGATGTTGCTACTGGTGCGTGGCATGAGCGCGCATCGTTTGCTAACGGTGATTTTAACCGTCACCGCGCCAATAACCAGATGTTCTTTAATAATACCACGGTTGTTGGCGACTACGAAAACGGCAAGATTTACGAGTTTGATTTGAATGTGTACGCTGACGATGGCGAACCACAGAAATGGCTGCGGTCGTGGCGCGCGTTGCCAACAGGCGCTAACAACCTCTCGCGCACTATTCAACATTCAATGCAGCTTGACTGCGAAACTGGTGTAGGACTTGAATTGTCTCCCGGCGCAGGCGAACAAGAGTTAGTTACTGAAACGGAAGTTAACATAACCACAGAAGATGGCACTTTTCTTGTGACAATGGCGTATCCCGACACGCCGGGGTATAACCCACAAGTCATGTTGCGTTTTTCCGATGACGGCGGCCATACATGGTCTAATGAACATTGGAAGTCGATGGGGAAAATTGGCCGGTTTGGCTTCCGAACAATATGGCGTCGCCTTGGCGCAACGATGAAGATACGCGACCGCGTCTACGAAGTGTCTGGCACAGACCCTGTACGGATTTATATCATGGGCGCTGAACTGATACTTAGTGGGACAAACGCCTGATGGCATTGGCGCCGATCAACCCCACCCAGCTAACGCCGCCGCGCGTCGCTTTTATTGACGAACGGTCAGGCGCGATTAGTCGTGAATGGTACAGGTTTTTTCTGTCACTGTTGACTGCTACGCAGGCTAATCAAGAAGAAGTTACGTTAGGGCCAGACACAGCATCACTGTTAGCTACCTACGACGCCATGCTGGCAACAGCTACACAAGCGTCCGCAATTACGTCTGATGGTATGGTGGCAAGCCTAGAGAGTAGCTTAAACAATCTGCAAAATGCTTTCGGTGTTACGCCGCCTGATCTTGGCGGCACTGTCACTTCAGTTGCTGCGTCTGGTGGAACAACTGGCCTGACCTTTACAGGCTCCCCGATCACGACAAGCGGCACGCTCACACTTGGCGGCACGTTGGCTGTAGCCAATGGCGGCACGGGCCAGACTACCTATACAGACGGCCAGCTTCTGATTGGCAACACAACAGGCAACACGCTAACCAAAGCCACTCTGATTGCTGGCACAAACATCAGCATCACTAACGGTTCAGGCTCAATTACCATTTCCTCTACAGCGGGAACTGGAACGGTTACAAGCGTTTCTGTTGTTTCAGCTAATGGATTTGCAGGAACCGTTGCTACTGCCACTACAACGCCTGCAATCACTTTATCCACGTCAGTTACAGGTCTGATAAAGGGTAACGGAACCGCGCTGTCCGCAGCGGTCGCGGCAACTGACTATGTTGCCCCCAGTGCGTATGCTTCTGCCAATGGCCTTACGATGTCTACCAGCCGTCTATTAGGTCGCACTACAGCCAGCACAGGCGCAGCCGAAGAGATCAGCGTAGCTGGCGGTTTGACGTTGTCTGCTGGCGTTTTGACCGGCGCATCAGGAACTGTCACTAGCGTCACAGGAACGTCCCCCGTTGTATCTAGCGGCGGTACGACACCCGCCATTAGTATGCCTGCCGCGACAACTTCGGTTAACGGCTATCTTACCAGTACCGATTGGACTACTTTTAACAATAAAGGGTCGGGAACGGTTACTAGCGTCAGCGGCACAGGTACGGTAAATGGAATTACGCTGACAGGAACGGTAACGTCTTCAGGGTCACTAACGCTTGGCGGCACACTGTCTGGTGTAAGCCTCACAACACAAGTCTCAGGCACGCTCCCTATTGCCAATGGCGGCACTAATGGAACATCTGCACCGACGGCAGGGGCTGTGCCTTATGGAACAGGAACAGCATACGCGTTTACGGCTGCTGGCACATCTGGACAAGTGCTTACATCCGCAGGGGCTGGCGTTCCTACATGGACAACACCAACCACAGGCACGGTCACCAGCGTCACTGGCACGGCCCCTGTTGTGTCTTCTGGCGGCACCACTCCGGCTATTAGTATGGCCGCAGCTACAGCTTCGGTCAATGGATACCTGACTAGCACTGATTGGACTACATTCAATAATAAGGGTTCTGGCACTGTAACCAGCGTCAGCGGTACGGGAACTGTCAACGGTATTACGCTTACAGGAACGGTAACGTCTTCGGGATCGCTTACGCTTGGGGGCACTCTATCAAACGTCAGCCTTACAACTCAAGTCACAGGTACACTGCCTGTAGCCAACGGCGGCACGGGTGCAACCACGCTCACATCCGGTTATCTGGTAAAGGGTAACGGCACATCAGCCGTCAGCGCATCTATTGTTTACGACACGGGCACAAATGTCGGGATTGGCACAACTTCACCGCAGCAACGTCTTGACGTATCTGTATCGGGGGGAAGTGCTTTCGCTGGTATTCGCTCACAAAACAGCAATAGCGGATCGGGTATCGGCGGTATTGAGTTCTCTTCCGACGCCACTTACGCAAAAGCTGCAATCGGCTTGGTTCGCGGTGCCGCCAACGGTGTAGGCACACTAGCTTTTTATAATGCCAGCAGCACAGGCGCGGCTAACTGGGCTACTACAGACGAGCGTATGCGTATAGATAGCAGCGGCAATGTCGGAATTGGTACGACTTCGCCGCAACAACGTCTTGACGTATCTGTAGCGGGCGGAAGTGCTTTCGCCGGTATTCGGTCACAGAACAGCAATAGCGGGTCAGGTATCGGCGGTATTGAGTTTTCATCTGATACCACATATTCCAAAGCTGCAATCGGTATTCTTCGGCAAAACGCTAACGGCCAAGGCTCGTTAATTTTCTATAACGCCAGCAGCGCAGGCGCGGCTAACTGGACTACCGCAGATGAGCGTATGCGTATTGACGGCAACGGTAACGTCGGAATTGGGGCTACGGCAAACGCATCCGCAATTTTGGATGTGCAGTCAACTACCAAAGGTTTTCGTCTACCCAACATGACAACCGTTGAAAAGAACGCTATATCTAGCCCTGCGGCTGGTCTTATGGTATTTGATACTACGCTTTCCAAAGCCTGCGTATATAGCGGTGCAGCTTGGCAAACAATTACTTCGCTATAAGGAATAAGATATGGCCGTATCTATCAGTAACATCATTCCCGCTAAGACAGCGGAAGCAACTCAAGTGACGCAGTACACGTCAAATGGTGTGCAAACTATCATCGACAAGTTTACGGCTACGAATTATTCGGCGTCGGCAGCAACGATCAGCGTCAACCTAATTACGGCTGCTGGCTCCGCCGGCAACGACAACTTGATTGTCAAGACCAAAACGCTCCAGCCATCAGAGACGTATACGTTTCCTGAACTGGTCGGCCATGTGCTGCCGAACAATGGTTTTATCAGCACCATCGCTGGCACGGCATCCGCCATCAACATCCGCGCGTCAGGTCGTCTGGTTAGCTAATGCTTAAAAGGTGCTTTGATGTGGATCGGATCAATGGGGTAGCTAACCACCCTGACGTCCGTCCATTCATAGGCGCAGTTAGTGTGGGTGAGTTAGATTTTACCGACGCGGTCCAGTTTGATAAGAATTGGTTTTTAATGGGTGAGCACGGCGGTTACGTGTTGGCGTGGACATCACCCAACGTATACGAAGTGCATGTAATGATATTGCCGAAAGGCCGCGGTAAGTGGGCTGCTAAGGCGCGTCAATTTACTATTGACTTTGCCGTAGAAAACGGTGCTGAGACTCTGTGGGCACGGATTGCCCCTAACGCCCCTAGCGTGTATATGTACGCGCGCAAGGGGGGTATGCAACCCACAGGTGAGATGATATATACACTTGGGTCCGCATACGACCTGTATAAGATGGAGTTACCGAAATGCCACCAGCAGTAATCGCAGCAGGGATCGGCGCCGCAAGCGCAATCGGCGGCGGGATGATCGCCTCTAGTGGCGCTAAAAAAGCAGCCAGAACGCAAGAGCGCGCCGCGCAAGACGCGACCGCAGCGCAGGAGCGCATGTTCCAGCGGCAGACGGAACTGCAAGAGCCGTTTCGCCAAGGTGGCCTGACAGCGCAGCAAGAGATTATGCAGTTGCTGGGCATCGGCGGCGACAAGACCGCCGCTGGCTACGGCAGCATGGCGAAATCCTTTGGCACAGATCAATTCCAGCAAGACCCCGGCTATGCTTTCCGTCAAGCTGAAGGCATGAAGGCGCTAGAGCGGTCGGCAGCCGCACGCGGCAATCTGCTGTCCGGCTCCACCTTGAAGGGTGTGCAGCGTTTCGGCCAAGACTTAGCCAGCCAAGAATATCAGAACGCGTTTAACCGCTATCAGGTCGAGCGGTCGGCGCGTCTTAATCCGCTGCAATCGCTGATGGGTTCGGGTCAGTCAGCAACCAACGTGCTTACAGGCGCTGCTGGACAGATGGGCCAGAACCAAGCGTCGAACATCTACAACGCTGGCGCTGCACGCGCGTCAGGCTACATCGGTCAAGCTAACGCGCTTAACACCGCCCTTGGTCAAGTTGGCGGTATTGCGACAAACTATCCAATGCAGAACGCTATGATGAACTATTACAATAGCGGCGCCCCCGGCGGTATCCCAAAAGGTTAATTGAACATGGCAAACCAAATGATAGCCCTTCAGGCGCGTAACCCACAGCTTCCCGATCCGGCGCGTGTAACCGCGCAGATGGGCCAGATGCTAAACACGGTGGCGCAGCAGCGCGCGGCTGAGCGTCAAGCACAGCGTTTATCGCAGGAAATGGATTTTGCTGCTAGGGCAGAAGAGCGCGCAGCGCAGACGCAAACGGCGACTATCCGCGAAAAAGAGTTAAGCTATCTTAAAGATTTAACGGCACAGTACCGCGATAGGTTGGCTACTATTAACCCTGCGGACAAAGCACGGTACGGCGTTTTACGCCAAGAGATTGTCACAAACATCCCTGCGTTTGCAAATGAGTTGCCGCTTCCTGACGAGTGGAACCAAAACTCAAAAATTCTTACTATCGCAAAAGCCGACGACGTACTCAAATATTCGCTTGCAACGCCAGTTGCCAGCTTGGAACTTTCTAGAGAAGGGCTGCCTAGGTCGGTTGTTGTCGGCGGTCTTAACCCTGAGCAACGCGCCGTATACGACGCGCCAGAAACACCTGTTGCGCCGCGCGCGCCTGCCGCTGCTGCACCCATGAGCGCCGCGCCGCAATCGACCGCAGATGCCGATCCCGGATCGCTGGGCCTAGTAGTAGCGTCGGCGTTGGAAACGGGCGTCATGTCCAAATCCGATTACGATAAAATCCTTTCGATTGCACAGCCACAAAGCCGCGCCAAGATCGCAGCATGGGTGCAGCAGAACAACATCCAAGTGACGCCAAATACGCCCGGCGTAACTGACAATCAAATGCGTGGGGCGCCAGCCGACTTTGAAGTGTCGCCGATGGCGTATGATGGCCGCACACCGGAGTCGCAGTTTGCTGTTTACCGCGGTGAGCCGATGGAGTCGCAGACCGCTGGCCTGCGCGGCGCGCCGCCGATGGAACAGACGCTGGCACAGACGCGCACAAGCACGCCGCTTCAGATGCGTAACCCTAACGTGTCGCCGCTGCCCGGCTCGTCACAGGTGCCTATTGAACGTGTGCGTCAAGAAGCAATTGCAGGGCGTGAGTCGCCCGCAGAGGCGGCAGCTAAAGCGGCAGCGGCAGCCCGCGCTACCGCGATTGTTGAAACCGAAAAGAAAGCCGCTGAAAAATTGCCGGGGCGCAAACAGGTAAGCACGCTAATCAAAAAAGTCCGCGCCGCCTATGAGCAGTTGGATAAAGCCAAAGCTATCCCATCAGAAACCCGCGGTGGTTTTGAAAACGCGATGGACTATTTTGCTTCTTCAAGCCTTGGCCGCGAAGCGCAAAAGATGGTAGGTACAAAAACGTCGAAATATCTATCAGAAATTATCAACTCGCGTAAGCTGTTGGCGACCGCCATCAAGAACGCGACAGGTATGTCCGCGCAAGAAATGAACTCGAACGTAGAACTTCAGTTGACATTGGATGCGTTGACTGACCCTACGCAGGGAATTGAAGCGGCGCGCACTACTCTGGACACGCTAGAAGACTTGTACGGTGCGCCGCGTACCGCACCCGCGCAAGGCGCGCGGCGCACGCCCACCCTTCAGACTTTGACGCCAGAACAAGTGCGCGCCAACCCAAATATCAAGCGTTGGAAGACCACCGATGGAAGGATCATGACGCGGCCATGAAACAGAACGATCCCTACGCAGGGCTAGGCGTTTACGAAGAGATAGATGTAGACCCTTACGAAGGTTTGGGCGTCGTCGAAATAAAAACGCCCCGCGCTAAGGCACCCCGCAAAGGTATGGACAAGGTCACGCAAGTGACCGGCGTCACTACCGGCGCGCTGCTGCCCTATGCAACTGCGGCAGGGCTTGGTGCTGCGGCTGGCGCACCATTTGCGGGCGTCGGTGCTATCCCCGGTGCTGCGGGCGGCGTTCTGTCGTTGGGTGTCGGCGACATCGGCACCGGCCTATACAACATAGCTGCACCGCTATTTGGTGGTGAGCGTGTTCCGTTGCCGTCAGAGACTATCCGCCGCGGTTATGAAACTGTCGGCGTCGGTCGGCGCCCTGAGACGCGCGGTGAGCAAGTGTACAGCGACGTTCTGGCGGCAGGCGCTGGTGGATTCGGTCAGGCGCAAGGCTTTAAGACGTTAGCTGACGTAGCTGCATCGCCGCAGTCGCAGAACTTTATGCGCTTGTTGAGCCAGAACGCCAGAGGCCAAACAGCCGCGTCAATGGGCGCTGCCGCTGCGCCGTCTGTTGCGTCGAACTATTTTGATGTCACAAACCCGCTTGCATTAGCAGGGCTTTCTTTAGCTGGCGGCGGGCTGGGTGCTAAAGCTGGCACACCTAAAACTAAACCAGTGACCGCGTCCGCGCTAAAAGAAGAGTCCGGTAAGCTATATCGTGCAATGGAAGCCGAAAACGTAAACGTCGCGCCGCAAGCGATGACCGACTTGGCAGCCGCCGCGCGTACAAAACTAAGCGGTTTGCGGTTTGATCCTGACACGGACAAAGTGGTCAACGAAGCCCTAAAGCTGTTTGATGTAAAGTCCGGCAAGCCAATGACATTTGATATGCTGGAAAAGTTTAGGCGGTCAGTCCGCGACCTTCCGTACAGCGAAGCCGGCGGCAAGCGGGGCACGCCGGATGAGCGCGCTATGGTGCAGGCGCTTGAAGAAGTCATCGACGATTTCATGGACGGTTTGACGCCAGCGCAAACAACGGCTGGCGACGCGGCAGCGGCTAACGCGTTTCTTAGGCAAGCGCGTACCGTTCGTGGGCGGGGCTATCAGACGGAAACGCTTGAAAATGCGTTTGATGCTGCAACACGAACATCAAGCGCCGCCGACAGCACTAAAACATTCCCCCGCGCGTTGCGCGATGAGTTTACCAAGATAGCCAAGAACGAACGTAAGCTGTCGCGGTTTGATAAGCCAACGCAAGAGTTGATCAAAAAGGTTGCTAACGGCACAGTCACCCAAAACATTTTGATGACACTAGGCAAACTGTCGCCTAGCGCGCGCCTGTTCGGCACGCAGATGCCGGTCTATGGTGCAGGCTATGGTGGCTTGGCGACGATGTCACCTACCGCCGCAGCCGTTGTAGGCGGGACGCAAACCGCAGCCGCGCTTGCAAAAGGCGCCGCGAACCGGATGACGCGCACCCAAGCGAACCGTGCGCTTGTCAGCGCCGCCCAACCCGGCGGCGGTGTAAAGCCCGGCGGACGTGGCTTCTTTGCGCTTTCGCCTGTCGCGCAGCAAAACGTATTAGCACAAGACCGGGCCAAGAAAGCGGAAGAACGCCGCCGTCTTGGCTTTTAACTAGAAAGTACTTTTATGGCTACTATCGACGAAACACAAGCACAACTCAACACGCACGAACAGGTCTGTGCATTTCGTTATGAAAGTATCTGCGCGCGGTTGAAGCGTCTTGAAACCATCGGCATGACTGTAGCTGGCACAATCATTATGCTGTTGGTCGGCATAATATTAAGAGGCGCTGCATGACCATCATACTAGGTCAACGCAGCCTGTCGCGGCTTGAGGGCGTCCACCCTGACCTAGTACGCGTTGTCAAGAAAGCCGCAGCCGTGTCCGACCTTGACTTCACAGTGCTGGAAGGCTTGCGTACCACCGACCGCCAAGTGCAGTTGGTCAGGCAGGGCGCATCAAGGACAATGAACTCGCGTCACCTCACCGGACACGCCGTCGATCTGGCACCGATGATTGACGGAAAAGTATCATGGGATTGGCCGCTGTATCACCGGCTGGCTAAAATCGTGAAAGCCGCCGCTGCGAACGAAAAAGTCCCGCTCGTATGGGGCGGCGATTGGCGCGCTTTCAAGGACGGCCCACACTGGGAACTGCCTTGGAAGTTTTATCCGAAGGGAAAATAACATGAACTTTGTATCTTGGTTACTAAACCGTTTGAAAGAGCCTAGCACATACGCAGGCTTTGCCGGTCTTGCGCTGGCATTTGGTTTGACTGACGCTGAATGGACCGCCATCTCAGCAGCCGCGGCTGGTCTGGCCGGTGCAGCCGCCGTGTTCTTGGCAGAGAAGCCAGCCGAATAATGAAGTTTCTGACGCTCTTGCTGGGTGTTCTGGACAAGCTGTTGGGTGCTTGGGCAGAGCATCGTTGGAAGCAGCGAGGGCGTCAGGAAATCATTAAGGAAACAACCGATGCCATCAACGAGCAAATCCAACTTGGCGAAGCTGCCATTGCCATTCCTGATCCTGAGCGCACTGAGCGGCTGCGCGACCGTTTCGACCGTTCCCGTCAATAGCTATTGTGCTATCGCAAAACCAATTAGTTACGATGCAACAAAAGATTCATCAGAAACTGTCACAGAAATAGAGGCGCATAACAGCGCCTTTGTTTGTATCTGCGAAGCGGATTGCCCGAAAGGCAAATAAATGCCATCGACTATATCAATAGACGAAAATCTGTACAGATATTGTACGCCTCGTCAGCGTGAAATCTTAGAAGCCATAGAACGTCTTGGTAGTGCTAGGGCCGCGTCTGTTGAGCTAGGCATGAACGTCGGCGGCGCAAGCGAAACCTATCTGGCTGTCAAACGCAAGGCTGCAAAGTTCGGCTATGCGCCTGAACATGACTTCACTCGGCCAGTGCCAGAAGGCTTTGTCGCCAAGGGCGTCTCCACCTACTACAACTCCGAAGGCAAACCATCGGGTCAATGGGTAAAGGCGTCTCTTAGCCACGAGGCGCTCATGGACGCCATGCGCGAGACAATCAAAGGCTTCAAGGATGAGATACCGCCCGCGGTATCAACTGTTGCTCCAGTGGCTTCTGAAGAGCAGCTATGCAACCTGTACACATTCACCGACTATCACCTTGGTATGCTGGCATGGCATCAAGAGGGCGGCAGCGATTGGAACGTATCACTGGCAGAGAAAACCATCATCGCTGCGCTGGTACAGATGGTCAATCAAAGCCCAAATGCACACACAGGAGTGCTCAACATCCAAGGCGACTTCTTGCACACTGACGGCAAGACGCCAGTAACACCGACAGCTAAACATGTTCTGGACGCTGACAGCCGCTTCCCCAAGATACGCCGCGCAGCGATCCGCATCATCCGCTCACTGGTGGCAATCTGTCTGCAACGCCATCAAGAAGTCTATCTGATTATCGCCGAAGGCAATCACGATGAAGAGAGCGCCGGCTGGCTGGCCGACCTGTTCGCGGTGCATTACGAAGAAGAATCCCGCGTCACTGTCAACGACAGCATCCTGCCGTTCTACGTGTTCGAGTGGGGCAACACTATGCTGGGCGTCCACCACGGCCACAAAGTCA